TTTTAATTCTTCTACATCTGTTAGAAGTTTTTCTGTTTGTTTTTGTATAAATTGTATGTTTACTTTGTTATGCATCATATCTTCAATTCTTGTCTCTATCTGCTCTACACTCTTATAAAGATCCTCGAGTAAAAAATGTTGCTCCTGATCGGTAGGAATCTGCTCAGATTTCTTGAGTAAATCATTTTCAAACAGCTCACGTGATGTCTCCAGCGATACTAACCTTGCCGTCAGCTCGGTGTATGCGAACACGCCGGCTGCGACGAGCAAAATCAAGCTAGCAACCGTTTTCATCGGCATCTGCACGGCGGCCTCTTCAGATATATTTAAAGGTTTCTTACTCATTTATTTTTGGTTTTGGTAGCGGAATTATATAGTCTTTTTTATCTATTTTCAATGATGAGTGAGATGGTGGACGGACGAAAATAGCCAGTAAACACAACAAAATTATCAGCACCGCTGTAAATCTGTAATCCATCCTGGCTATCTCCTGAATTCATTATTTAATAATCAAAGCTATTACCAAAACTACAAACACAAGACATTCAACCTTGTGGTCTGCCCAATAATGCATAGCTTTTCTTTTCATTTTATCAATCATTTTTTTTCTCCTCAATTTCATAGAAGAACTTGTCGGTATCCTCTGTCCGCCAGGCTCTGCTATCTTCAACATTCCATTCAGATGTTTGCACTTTCCAATCGGGAGTTTCATCTTTCACAGTAAAAGAAGGTATGTCCCATATACATCGATTGTTAGGTTGTGCTGCATAATTACCATCATCTAAGGCAATAATGTGAGCGCACTTGTGTTCGTGCGGGATCTCCGAATGATCAGTGTCAAGTATGTTAGCCTCTGGATGTGCAAAGTCAATAGTAAATAAATATTTTCCTGAGTGCCATTTTTTATCTTTTCCGATATATTTACCGGCCTGTGATTCTAGAATGTCCCAAGAAGTGACAGCAGGATAATAAGAAAAACAATTCCAAAGCTGTAGTTCATCAAGTCGTCTTGTGGGCACTCTGGATGGCTCAAATCCCTTTTGAATAAACGCGCTAATTGGTAAGCGATAAAATATTGCACCATTTTCCATAATAGCATGCCAAAGTATACTCCTTCCAGTAAGCGCTGATATACCAAAGATAATACAGTCTTCAACTTCGCCATGATGTTTTTTAAGATCATATAAATACTCTCTTCTTATCTGTGCATAAACTGGTGGTATGTTTGCGTTTAAATATGCCATAATCTATCCTCATTTTATTGTACCCCAATTTGGTCCAGATTCAAAGTCTACTTTATTCTTGACCTCAAGAGGTATTGTTTGTTCCATTACATCTTTGATAAGCTCTGGTTCGTGGTCCGTGATTGAAAAACAAAGCTCATCGTGTATTTGTATATGTGGTATTATACCTTTCTCATGCAAATCCACCATGGCCTTCTTTGTCATATCTGCGGCTGACCCTTGTATCAATCTGTTTAATGCTTTGTATGTAAATGCAGGTGTGTAGTATCTATCAAAATAATCCATGTAGTTTGCATCTATCTTGTTCTCCTTATACTTATCCAGCATCTCTGCTTTGAATGCTTCCATTGCCTGCTCTTTTGTATATAGAGGTACTTCGTTAAATCTATTTGTCTCGGGATTCCATTCCTTGTTTGTCGTCTCCCACTTATCAAACCTGCAGAATCTATCATGTAATGTAAATAGTAATCTATTTTCTTTTGCAAATGCTATGAGTTCTTGTGACAGCTGACGTACAAATGGCACCCTGCCATGATATTCGTTAAATAATTCTTTTGCCTGTCTCTGGTCTAGACCTAATTCTCTCTGTAGTTTGATCTTACCCATACCATAGAAAAGACCTAGATTGATTGTTTTTGCCTGTTTCCTGGATATATTAGCCATGTCAGCGACTATCTGATGGAAATCTGCATCATCCCTGTCAAATTCTTCCTGTAGGCTCTCTGTGCCTGGCAGACCTAATTTGATAGCATAATGCACCACAATACGTGGTTCCTGTTGTGAATAGTCAAAACTACCCCACTTACAACCATCCTCTGGTATAAATAATTCTCTCATCTTACCACCGATATAACCCTTGGCTGGTATCTGTTGTAGATTAGGATTAGACATGCTGAACCTGCCGGTGACCGTGCCACCCGAGTCTGATCTTATCTGATTTATATCTGCATGTATTCTACCCTCGTGTACATAATCTAATAGTCCATCTATAAAAGTATTGACTGCTTTGTCATACTCTCTTGCTTTTGCAATCATACGTAGACATTTATTATTGTGTGTCTTTAGATAATCTTTTGGTAATTGTGGCATCTTAGATTTAGGAGTGACCTTGTAATCTTTTATACAAAGATGATCTAATAATTTTTTGATTGATGCTGCAGCCCAGATGTCAACGTGTATTGTTGTGATATTCTCTATGGCTTTTACTATTTGATCTCTACGTTTCTTGAGATGTCTGCCAAACAGGATGGCTTTTGCGACATCTATTCTAACGCCTTTGAATTTCATGTCAACCAAACATAAAAATAATTTTGTTTCTAATTCAAATATTTGTCTGCAAGTTTTTTGTTCTCCATCGTCTTTAGTGTATAATACTTCGTCTATTTTTTTATCGAATAATTTCCATAATTTATAAGTCAGGTTTACATCTTGCTTTGCATATTCTTTTACAATAGATGCTGGCAGCTTATGCATGTTAGTCATCGGGTCCTTTACTGTACCACCAGACCATTCTAAAGTTTTCTGTTGTAGATCATATTTGTATTTCTCTTCGTTAAGATAATCTTTTGATAGTGCATCCAAAGAATATTTAAATCTATTCTCATCAATTACAGATGCAGCAATCATGGTGTCTACAATTCTACCCTTCATCATTTTACCTGTGACCGCTCTGATCCAACAGACATCGTACATGGCATTGTGAAATACTTTTGTGATATTTTCGTTTTGAAAAATCTTATCGTTCAACACTTGCCATATCTTATCTATTCTATCAAAAGATATATCAGTGTCAGAGTGGCGTAAGGGAAAGTATGCAAGATCATTTTCTGTTGCCACTGCTATACCACATATAAAACCATCATTACGTATAGCACCCAAACCTTTTGATTTAAGATTTGGATCGTAGGTTTCTATATCTATCGCAACCGTATCTATGCCATTTAGATCTAGATCCTCTGGTGTATTACACATTGTAATCCCTCTCTATAATCATCTCTATAAAATGTATTGCTTTCAATAAATCTTCCTTACCATTCTTGTCCTGATGACGTATAATATATTTTATAGCACACCCCTCAGGATATAGCAATTTATTCTCAACCACAAACTTGCTCGGCTGTATGACATACTTTTGATAGTGGCTTCCGCCATGCTGCTTGTCCCAAACATTTTTCTTTTTCATCTTACTCCTAACGTATATTTACCTTGTGATGCTACAGTCCAACAATCAAACTTGCCTCTGCTGTATGCAACGTATTTTAATCTGAGTTGTGTAAAATAATCCTCTTGTCTTGTCGCTGTCAGATCAACAACAACATTGTCAAACGTCAGACCTTTTACTGTATGTATATTTGCGTATTTTACTCTGACCTCTCCATCATCGTAACCCTTGTTTAGAATCTTTCTAATGTAGATTAATCTATCAGGATCTATCTTTTTTCTTATTAATGCAAAATCTTTTTCTCTTCCCGCATTCTCTTTTAAATACTTATGATAGATCATGTAATCTATCGTATATTCTCTATCAACCCACTCATCAAAACTCTCCTCACCTCTGCCGTGAACTATCACTTTGCTACCCATGTATTGCCAGAAGTCTTTTATCTGTTTCAATGGCATAGGCGTGCCTCTACAAAAATCTGGCCATAGCTTGTGGCATCTTAATTCTTTCTTTGGTACGTGGGCCGTGTTCCCTACGTGTGCAAACTCTATACCCTGTTGCTTGAAAAATTTTTTGACCCATGAATCTGACGGCGTGCCGCGATAGGTAAATAAAAAAGTCTCATTCGTATGTTTTATTTTATCTAACAAAGCAGTCATAGCACTACATCTTTTATCTAAACTAGGAAGGTGATAATGATTGCCTATCACATCTGTTGGTTTCCAGGTTCTCTCATACCCATAGTTTTCCCATATGGGTCTGATAATTCTTTTACATAAATTAGTTATTGTCTGTCCACATCGCCACCCTTGTTTTAATTCTTCTGCGTCTCTTGACAGTCTGTGATAGTAGTCTGCATCTGATCCTGCAAACTCAAAAATAGTCTGGTCTGCATCACCAACAAAATAATATTCTTTTGCTTTTGTTGCCATTTTATCCAATGCTTGCCTCTGTGGCACATTACTATCCTGTGCCTCATCAACTATTAAAGCATCTATGTCTGGCTCAACAGCCTTATCAATAAATTCCTGTATCATATCTGCATAATCACAGACGTGATTGTCATGCTTGTATTGCGCATATGGAAACTCCATCTGTTCAATAGAGTTTAAGCTGTATGGTTTGTATGTATTCTTATCACATGATTTCCAATGTTCTTTCAATGTGTTACCTCTGCCATGTGCATCAGCCAGGTATCTATAAAATTTATGTTTATCAGCATTAAACTCTGATTCAGTCACTCTCTGTAATTTAAAAAGAGAATCTATTGTTGTTAGATTCATGTGATCTTCATAATCAAATACTTCTTTACGGCCAACTAATCTGCTTTTGCAGTAAGAGTGTATTGTACAGATTTTATATTTCATTGCTTTTTTTGTTACACCCTCCATCTCTGGTAGTTTTAATATCTCGTTTCTTATTTCATTAGCTGCAATGTTTGTATGTGATAATATTATTATGTTGTCATAAGAATATTTTATTAATAATTCTTTGTATTTATCTACAATCCATTTACTGGTTTTTCTTGTCCCTGGTGGTCCTGATATAAACTTAGGTTGTTTCATCTGTAACCTCCTGATACTCACCCTCTACTATCAGATCTTCTTTGTCTATTTTTTGATTTATCATACGCCATGATACACAAGATTTTTCACCATACTTTCCGTGATTCTTTTTTGCTTTCAATATATTTTGACATTTAATTACAAGGTCAACTCTTGCTAGATTTATCTTTTGTTTTTGTAAGTAATCTTCAAATTTATCTAAATTAAACTCTAATATATTCTTTTGCGCATTGTAGTATGGCATGCCAAAATAAGCTAATTCTTTTTTGTTTGTATACGCTTTCTCTTCCGCAATATAATTTTTAAAATGTTTTATAAATCTTAAATCTTCTTCTGCCTCTTCTACATAGTTTGTAGACTTTTCTCTCGCCTCATACTTTCTACGCATTATCTCTTCAAAGTCTGACGCTTTCATCTCTGGTATCCATACTGATGCTTTACTGATTACAGAATCATAAAATAGTTTTTTGTTTCTAAGTGTAGGACCATCTACTGTAATTGTTTTTTCAACAGCCTCTCCCTGCACCACAGCATTTATCTTTACAAAATATCTATCACTGCCATATTCTATTATCTGCCCGATAGATTGTTTTGCCTCTTCGCTTGTAGCCTCCTGCACACCAATCCAACTAAAGATAGTCGCTATTGTTTTTGTAGAACACCCGATGATCTCTGCAAGTTTTGGCATACCAAATTTTCTGTTTGCTTTCTTATGTGTTGTGCCTTTTCTTTTTCTCTTCTCTGCTTCTTCATCTTTTGCTGCGATTGCAATCTTGTATACAAAGTCATCTATATCATCGACACTCCACTCTGTGTGTTTTAATAATACCCCTGCCATAGCAGTGCAGTAATCATCTCTTTGTCCAGAACCTGCGTATGTAATGCAGAGAGCTGCAGCTAAAGCAATCTTACCAAGGTCAACTTTTATATTACCTGGATATTCATCTATGCCATCATACTTAACCCACTTAACAACCTCGTTTGTTGTATGGTATTTTGTTTCTGGTACTAATGTATATTTATTTGCACCATGTCTTATCTCACATAATGTTGCGCCATGACCATAATCTTTATAATAATTTTCTAATTCTTTTGGCAATGCAAACTTCTTATAATCTGATGTGCCAGACCAAAGATAATGACTTGATGGGTTATTTCTTCTACCAAATATTGCACCACATGATTTTATGTGGTCACTTGTAAATCTTTTGACGACAGGATTATCAATATCAAAATCTATGTATTGATCTAATCTGAGTCCTATCTGTTTTGTTGCGTGTTCTATTCTCCATTCTTCTTTCGTAATCTTAAAATCTGGATCGGACCATTTCTCGACCACAGCCTGCTTTGTATCGCAGGGTATGATCACCCGTCCCAGATCTATCCAATCCTCATACGTAACCGGTGGTTTAACAATCTTTTCATTCATAAATTAAAAGTGGGCGTATCCACTCTCGCTTAGACGCCCACTACCTAGGATCTTATAAATTTAAAGATTTTTTAGTTTGTTCTTGAGTTTCAGGTTTTGCTTCTATCTCACCCTTACCTACAGAATCTGCAAAAGATTTTGCCATGTCATAGATACCTCTATCTGTAACTGGTCCAACCTTTGATACATCCCAACCAAACCATGTTCCTTTGTCGTTAGACATCTGAACAGTTGATAGTTTATAAATGTGGCTGTAAGTTGGCGGAGTAAACAAACCATTTTTACCCTGCATCTTTAAACCCATCATCATTGAGTTCCATTTTCTACTAACTTTTAATTGAGTAGACTTCATAGATATCAATGCTGTCTCTGGGTTATCACCGACTACAAGTACAAAATGACTAGCGGTGTTATCAAGATAATTACCGTTTGGTAATCTATCCTTATAATCTTTACCTCTAGTTGTCTGGCTGATGATATCACTATCTGCATCGTGTATCGCAACGGGAGCACCTGTTGATGTGCCTCTGTCTTGCCATTCTATGTACTGTCTTTTGTAGTGGCATGGTACGACGTTTATAGAATCGTACAGTGCGTTAGTGACAGTGTTTATGATTTTGCCTGGCTCTGCGCCGTCAACATATTTACCATCTCTTTTGTTAACCTCTGGAGATAGTTGTCCCAAAATTTTTAAGAACGGTAACGCAAGATCTTCCTGCGATATATTCTGGGCTCCTTGTTGTGCGTCAGCTTCCATATCAAATGTAGCTAATGCACCATTCTTTTTTTCTGTTACTTGGTTCATGTTTATTTGTTCCTTTTTATTGTTGTCTTATTCTCCGAGAACACCCCGAAGATTTCCGTTGGCATTTCTTTACCTGCCTCAATACGCTCACGGACTAGCGCTTTTAGAGTCATGGGCTCTACCTTCATCTTTTGTGTCGGTTGGAACCCATTACTCTTTGCAAGTTCGGCATAATCAGCCGCCTTGTTATCTTCGTTACGACCAAACGATACGAGTATCTCGTTTTTGATTATATCGCCTAAGCCATTTTCACGAAGCCAGTTAAACGCCGATTCTTTATTTGCTTCTGTAATAGTAGCACGATACGACGTTGAAACTTTAAGATGTGAACCATCTTGAAGTTTTAATTCTGCTAAACCCATTTCGGACATCATGGTTGGTATAACCTCACCTGATATACGTTGGTATTCTTTTTTTAAATCTTTTAAATTGTTTTCACTTGTTTCTATTCTAGTATGTAAACCTTCTAACATAGATACTTGGTCTGCAAGTGATTGTATGTTTTCAGTTTTACTCATTGCATCTTGTTGGTCTTTTTCAAAATCAATAGTCATTTATTTCTCCTCTTTCATATAAGTTTATTTCTATTGGGTAGTATTTTCTTTCTTGTTTATCCCACTTTAATAAATTAAATCTTCCGTGGGTAATATCAGATACAATAGAACATGCAACACCTATGATTGCAGGATCACCTGTAAGTAGTAAATAATCTCTTGGCTTATAATCTTTTAATTTTTTTCTTAATGTAAAAATTAATGGACCAGGAGAATGTATCATTTGTGAAAACTCGGGTAATACAAATTTAAATTGTCCATAGTGTGATGCTCCCATAATATTTATTTTTGGTGCACCTGCTTTTGTTCCTGCTATTTCTTGAATAACATAAACAGTAGGATTAAAATTTCCTTGTAAGTTTTCGTATTTCGTACTTTCTGACATTGACAAATCATATAACATCCTTTATATAGAAGTCAATAGAAAGATGAATTATAAATTTAAGACAAAGCCGTATAAGCATCAAATGACTGCTTTAGAAAAGTCATGGAATAAAGAAACGTATGCGTACTTTATGGAGATGGGTACAGGTAAAACAAAAGTATTAATTGACAACATGGCTATGTTGTATGACAAAG